GGAATATCCACGTCTCGCCATTCACCGGGAGAGATAGGTGTGTCATCACCCTTGATCCGCATACCTCGCGTCTTCAGTCCACCGGGTAAGTTAGACAGCGTGCCCGCATCCACCAACTGCCTTATCAGAGAGGTGCCACTCTTAGCGTAAGCCCCGATCAGATGTATCAAGCCGAAGTAGTAAAAGCCAAAGCCGGGGATGTACCCGTAATGCACGAAGTGCTGCCGCTTGGCGTGGGTCTTATCGTCCGGTTGCCAGTTACGACGGATACCTAATATGTTCTGCGTGCCCTTCTCAATAGTAACTACATAAGGCAGCGCGATACCCGTGGGGCACCCATCTTTGTCCTCATGCTCGTATCCTACCAAGTCCAAGTCCACGTTCATTTCAAGGATTTTGAACCGGTCGTCCGTAGTCGCACGGAAGCCCATCTTCTCGGCTATTTTCTTCTCTACTTCATCCAACGAGTTAACCGGGTCGCCAAGATCAAGCTCCCTGTAGAACCCCGCTACCTGCAACTTCAACAACTCATTCTTAGTCTTGCGCATCACGTGCGTGATACGCTCCGCAGTCTGTAAATTGCTCGCACCATAAGGCACCACCATGTCTTCTGCGGGCACGAAGATGGACATCTGCCGTTCAAATGACGGGTCGTAGTACACTTTCTTGAAGGCGTTACCTGACAGCCCCAAGCCCCACAACATGCGCTCATGCTCAGGGCGATACTCTGTCATCTTCTCCGTCAACTGGTAGTTCATGTCGTGCTGAACCCGCAGCGCGGCTTCTTTTTTCTCAGGGGTTTCTTTGCCTATAATCTCAGTCTTGACTGGCCCCATCGCGGGGAACGTCTCCATCATGGTTTCAGACTGGAACTTAACCAAAGTCTCAGCGAGCAGTGGGTGATACACACCACATGCCCCTTCCCACGGTTCTGTCCTAATTTCAATCTTCATGCCTAACAACTCAAGGCCATCAACGTAAGTCTGCATCCAGTCCTTACGCGAACTTATGTCATCTTCAAACTCGCTTAAAAGGTCTGCTGCAAGGGACTGTAGTTGGTTCTCACTTATGTACTCCGCAAGGTTATCGGAAAATTCTTCTTCCGTTTCTTCTTCTTTGCCAATACGAATCTCTGTACCGTCCATGTTTATGGTAACGGACTCCGGGTCTTCTATCTCAATCTCCAGCGGAGTCCCTTGCTCAGCGGCTTCATCAATACCAACCGGGGCTGCGTATAAACCTTTTTCCATTGCCATAATTTATCCTTAATAGTATCCCTGTACACGCCGCCTAAACTCTCTGCGTGGTTCCGGTTCATCGGACTGCAACGGTATAAACCCACCGCGCCTAAAACGTAGTAGCGCCTGTGTCATAGAGTCCACCAAGTCATCATGCTCCCCCGAAGGGAAACTCGCAACCTCCTCCACAAGCTCCTCTGCCCAGCGGTTGCCCGGCACCCATACTTTACCAGAGGCAAATATATCAGCTACTGCGTTCAATCTTGCTATCTTGTCATTACCCCGGCTGGGGACAAACTCCTGTACCGGTATACCCATGGCACGTAACTCAAATATCAGCGGTGCGCCCGTGGCCTTAGCCTCAACAATCAACGCATCCGGGTTCCACTCTTTATAATGCTTGAAGGCTACCTGCTTTAACTCTGGAAACTCCATCCGTTCTTTAAAGGCATTGAGCAGTATGATGTTAGCTTGCTCCTTGCCGGTGGCGTCCTCCAGATAAAACACCCCCCACGTCGTACAGGCGGAGTAGTCGCTCCGCTCGGTCTTAAGGAAGGCCGTATCCCAAGACTGAATCTTAAACGTACATTTAGGTGGCCTGTCCTCGTCCCATAGCCTCCACCACTCCCGTTTGACGATAGCCGACACCTCGGAGGTGGGTTGCTGCATGTACTGCGCTTGCCACTTGGCTACCGGAAGCTCATCTTTGAGGGCTAGTAACTCGTCCAGCGACCAAAACTCAGGCCAAAGGGGTCGTTCGTCGTCAAAAATAGCCGGAAACTCTATCACCTCCCACTCTTCACCACCCCTCTGGGTGGCAGCTTTTATCACCTGCCCCGTCAAGTCCCGCTTTGCCCAACGCGTCATCACTATAATGACTGAAGCACCCGGTTGTAACCGCTGCCGTGGGCCAGATGTGTACCAAGAATAGACTTTGTCGTAGATTTCGGGGTTGGTTTCCGCCATTGTTGCGTCTTGTTCAGAGTGCGGGTCGTCAATAATGAGTATATCCGCACCCTTACCCGTTACCGTACCCTCTACCCCGATAGCAAAGTAGTCACCACCCTTGTTAGTATTCCATCTACCGGCTGCTTTTGAGTCAGATTGTAGCGAAACACCCGGAAATACATCACGATACACCTGAGAATCGACCAAATTACGTACTTTCCGACCAAAACCCACTGCCAACTCAGCCGTATTGGACGTTTGGATGACTTTTTTGTGCGGGAACTTGCCTAAAAACCACGATGGGAGCAGCCAAGACGCGAACTCCGACTTAGTATGGCGGGGCGGCATGTTAATTATGAGCCTCTTGCACTCCCCACTAGCCACCCGCTCAAAAGCCTCGGCCATAATCTCATGGTGCTTGCCGGATATAAACGCAGGCCACATCTGCCGCACGAAGGCCATGAACCTAGTTTGCGCCAGTTCTTTGCCCTTCATATTCTCAAGCAGCTTCAGGTCTTCCAGCAGCTTTGCCTGCTCTGACTCTTGTAATAGGTGCAATATACTAGGTATGTCCTTAAGACTCACCGTGTTTAATACATTTTGCGCTTCCGCACTCATTATTATGTATTTGCCCCTGACAAACTTGCAGCAAACTCGTCAGCGCGGGATGCGACTTCTTTGGATACTACAATATCTGCATACTCTCCTGATACACCTAGCTCTTCGTCCAAATGCTCGGGGGTTATGGGGGTCACATCTACTACATCCGCATTAAGCAGGCGCTTGACCCGTTCCTTAATAGCTTCTTCCAAATCAGAAGATGACTTGTAGTTGACCGTCACCTCGCTGCGCTCTGTAAATAGCGCAATATCACTATGCTTGCCCAGCAACTCCAGAGCCTTAAGCTCAAACCTTGGGTCACCACAGTTAGCTAGCTCTAGTAACTTATTAGTTATCGACGTTCGTACATCAGAAATGTCAGCCGCCAGCCTCGCGCTATACACACGAATGAACTCCCGCGCAGCAAACGCAACCGGTGCAGTGTTTAAGGCGCGTACATTCTGTGTTTTAAGCGCAGCCTGAAGGGTGGCTGCTGCGGCCTGTGCATCTTCCGGTGTCATCTCCGGTGGCCCGCCTAACTGCTCTATAAGAGACTGAGTATTAGCAGCGACCGTAAGCGCATCAGCAAACGAAGATACCTCGTCATCCTCCGTTGAATAGGGGTGAGGATGTGTGTTTGTAGGTTCTACGTTAATTGCCATACATGCAGGGCGTTGGTGCGCTCCAGAAATACCTACACATAATATAGCACAAAAAATATAGGGGGGTGGGGGAGGTAAATAAAAACGATGGGGGGTGTTTCTACCTACGCTAGTAGGGAAAGAGTCTGGGAAAAATATATAGGGGGTGGGGGGTACATAATAAAAACAAGATGGGGGGTAAGTAATCTAATGTGCAAAACCGAGAGTAAGGGGGACGCTGGTTCCATCAATGCCATTATGGGGTGTGGGGTGTGCCGATTCCCGCCCCTTTTCGCCCCTTTTCGCCCCTTTTCGCCCCTTTTCGTGCATAACAATGTTACGGCATTATTGATTACAGAAAAGCCGGATTCTATGCTTTTTCGTGGTATAATATACCCATAGCGAAAAGAAAAAACGCTATACCTTGTAGGTTAACCGTAACAATCGGAGTGATGATAATGCCCAGCGAAACCGTAGTAACAGCAACAGTTGAAGCGAACGAAGCAATGGAGAATTACAATGCATTGGTAGCAGCACGTGCAGAATGCGCAGGCGGGTTGCGTAAAGCTAACGGTCTTATCAATACTTACGCATTGGCAATCAGTAGCGTATGCGGCGAGGGTTGGGTTTACCTTGTAGGAAAGGAAAGCGCCATAGTGCGCGAGGAACGTAAAATGTTTGACCGCGCCATGGGAATGGTAGAGGGGACACAGAACAAGCCGTTGAAAGCAAAGTGTAATGAGTATTGGAGGCGCATACGGATTGAGGCAGGTTACGTGAAAACAGATAGCGCGGGTGGCACGTCTACCGTCGATCAAAAAACCCTCGCAGAATTGAAGACGATGTTAAATCGTATCTTCGAAGGGGAAGTAAATGACGAATGCCCTGAGTCTTCCGAAGTAAAAGCGTATCTAATTGATGCGTTTACTACCATGGGGGGTGACATGAGCAAAATCGGCACCAAAGGGTAGCAGGATAGGGGCGGGAATATTCCCGCCCCATTTTACTGGAGATTAAAATGTACACCTTAGCTAAGGCACTATTGTTTCAAGTGTATATGCAAAAAGTCAATGCCGCGTTAATAGCGGCATGCGGCATAGATTCAAATTGTTCACCCGATTATAAATACTATGAGGCGTGGGAAAGCGGCATGGTGCCAAAAAAATGTGCATCAGCGGCATTGGAATATTTTCGCTCGATGTAAACTACCCGCTCCATTTAAACCCGCTTCGGCGGGTTTTTTTTCGTCCGTCTTTTGCTGCATTGCAACATATAACATTGTTATATTGCGCCTCGGTTTTTCGCCTTGGTTTTTCGCCTTGGTTTTTCGCTTCGGTTTTTCGCCTTGGTTTTTGCCGGATGACAGTTCTGCAAGGCCGAGCGGAGGTCGTTGTGCCCGATGACAGTTCTGCAAGGCCGAGCGGAGGTCGTTGTGCCTTGTGATAGTTCTGTAAGGCTGAGCGGATAACATTGTTATGCGCGGAAAACTAGGGGGAAAAAACTTAACCTGCGTCGCAGGTTAACCTAAATTTTGCAGATTGTCAAGTTTTTCTTAAAAATAGTTTTTTTACTTGTTTGTATAATAAAGTAATAAAATAGGGGGTATTGTAAGAAAAACCGTAAGAAATAAGTTGTTGATTATAAAGGTAAGTTAGAAACTGAAAAACGACTCTTACAATACGTAAGCCCATGATTATAAAGGGAAAAAGACCATTTTTTCGTGTAATGTAAGAAAACCGTGGAAATTGAGAGAGCCTCAAACCAAAAAAGGGCAATCGCGCAGTTCCGCTCAAATTCACTTTCGCAAAAATGTAAAAGACTCGGTAAAGTTGGCTTAATCTTAAAAAAGTACTTATTTTATTACATTACATCTTTTTTCTTACGTAACTTACTGCTGCCATATAGCTTTTTTGCTTTGTAAGGTTTTTCAAACTAGACTCTTACAATACCCTCTTTTTCCTTACTTTATAACTTTACCCCTCGCCGGACACACTGCACCCTCGCACTGCTCGCCCCATGCTCGGGGGCACTCTTGCCCGATTTGCTTGACATACATACTTTATTGTGGTATAATATACATACAGTGGGAGAACGTCCGCACCCCACTGATTGCTACAGCCGGACATAACATTGTTATACGGAGACAGATATGGATAAGAACATGGTGCAGTTGAGTGAAGCAATAGCGGCAGATGTAGCTACTCTGGGGTGGAATGCCCGCCCAGAGGGTTGGGTGTGGGTAGCGTTTGAAGGGGTGGCTGCTTGGGTGCATCCCGAGTGGGCAGGGAGAATCATCGGTGTAGTCGATGTAGTCGATGTAGTCAAGGTGGTAGACAACCTGTTGTGGGCCGCAAGGGAGTTAGCGGCTGGACGGGAGTTAGCAGTTGAAGGGGCAAACTATCTGTGCGATGCACAAGACTGGTTAAACGCGCAGAAGGGGGCAGCATGAATGCCCTGAAGAATTGCACTTGGGTGTGTCTGTGGGTAGTAACCCTAGTGCCAGCATGCTGGCTTTTTGTAGCTATATTGTTTTCCTTTTAGGAGTATCAAATGCACACCAAAAAAGTAACGTCGTGGGAAGAAGCCCTCGACCAACTGGCCGACGAGAAGCAAGCACTGTGGCAGGTGCTACATAACATTGTTATGGAGTGGGAGAGAGTAGGTGACGACTCCTGCTGTTTCGAGAAGATGGAGCAGCTAACGGCGCAAGCCCAACGCATACTGGAGGAAACAAAATGAACGACTGGGATACGCTGAACTGCTGCTGGTGCGGAGATGACGTGGAGCCTCTCCGTTGGGAGTTGGGCTACCGAGTGTGCCTAGTGTGTGGCGAAGAACAGGCAAGGGCTGCACGTGCCAAGTGGTGCATCGCCCCGATGCACAAGTCGAACTACATCTTAATCACAGACCGGCGCGACCTGCACGGCCTGAACAACAAGGGAGGGCTAGTGAGATGAGCAAACCACGTATAGGCACCCACTTTACGGTGCGAGTGCCGATGACCAAGAAGGAGGTGACTGCCTACGTAGGCACACCATGCAAGGACTACGAAGCAGAGTGCCCCACGTGCAAGGCGTGGGGGGAGTGGAGCCTGAGCTATCGGTATGTATTCTTGCGGGTTAACCGCGCTGACTTGGTGGCGCTAATGATGAAGGGGGAGGTGTGAAATGAAGAAGCCGACACTGAAGGAATGGATGGCAAACGCGCAACTGGACTTCGACCCAAACCCCAACATAACAATGTTACCCCCGATCCAAACGCTATGGTGCGTGCAGGTAGGGCGCTACTCAAAGGGAGCCTACAAGCCCAGATACAGCATGCACAACGCAGCACAAGCCATGCGCTACTACCACGGCATCAATATCGGCTACGGCTACAAGAAGCGGCTGTTGCGGGTGGACGGTGCCAAAACGCTGGTCGTAGCTAAACAAGCAAGCTAAGGAGATGAGAGATGGAAATGCTGATTGTGTGGGTGATTGGAGTGGTGAGTGGTGCCTTGATAGCGTGGTTCTTTACAACAACGGAGGTATGAGATGCATTACCAAAGGTCAGAGATAAAGCACTTAGATAACTACGCAGAAGCCCTTGCTAAATGGGAGGGCACTAAGCACATCCGTGGGCGGGCTGAAGACCAGCGACCGTTGGGGAGGCGCGACTACGTCGATAGCTTCCGCATACTCAAGCAAGCCGATGGGTCTATCCAGTGCATCCTCTACAACACACCGGTAGTGACGTTCACACCTGAGGATAACATTGTTATAAACACGGCGGGGTTCAACACCAGCTCGACCTGCAAGTTCATTTACGAGGTTAGCCCCAACGGGATATCAGCGTATGTGTTCGACAAGACCATGTGCCTGACCATCTGCGGCACCCCGAACGAGGATGGGAGTAGCAACAAGGGGAGTTATCGGTTGAAGCACAACGAACCTACTCTGGTGCGGAGGACGCAGACTGGATGGATGGTGGAGGACGCGGTGCAGCACACGGTGCATAAGGTCAACCGCCGAGGCAAGAAGGCGGTGATGGACAGATACCAGCCCTTCTTAGCTTATGTGGATGCGTTCTGTAGGCTGCGGCAGGGGGACACGGTGGAGGACACCGAGATAAAGGAGGCACTGGGTGCGCAGGGCTATCCGTTGGTGGCGGGCTATATGAACCAGTGGACAGCCGAGAACCGCTACGCGCTGCTGATGGGCTATATGGCTAGCACGGGGGAGCAGCAGCACGTGGACTACTACAAGGCGACCATGGTGTTGCTCTGCGAGGTGCATCTCTGCTATGCGGCGATGATGAGGACTGCGCTGGTGTCAATACTCAGTGGCATATACAGAGGTGAGATGTTCACGGTGGAGGCTGTTGCTAAGGGCAGCGTCAAGAAGGATGCCTACGCTCGCTACTTCTCCCCGATGTGGGATGCCTACCACCTAGCCCACCCCCAGACCCCGACGTGGGCTAAACCCCTCTGCTAGCAGAGGTCTGGCGATTTGCTTGACATACACAGCATATTGTGGTATACTATATGTGTAGTAGGAGTTCGTTCGTAAGTTGGCAGCAAGACGTTCCGTCGTATAACAATGTTATGGGGTTAGGATTGAAACAACGATTTCATTCTTAGCTTATACCTACTTTAATAGGAGTTAGAAATGGCTGAAGTTACTTTCGGTAAGACAATCACGTTGGCGCAAGCAGCAAAGATCATTCTGTCCACACCAATGAACCGTTACTTGTTGGAGGGCGAGCCGGGGATTGGTAAGTCCTCTCTGATTAAGACACTAGCAGCAGCACTGCCCAACCACAGCACGGCCTACATCGACGTGCCTAACATGGACTTGGGTGACATCGCCATGCCGGTGATCGACCATGAGACCAAGACCACTAAGTATTACCCCAACAGTCGGTTCCAACTGCACATGGGCAAGCCCGTCATAACAATGTTAGATGAGTATACGAAGGGTGTCGAGCCTATCAAGAACATGCTGCACCCCATGCTTGAGTCGGTGAACCCCCGCTTGGGTGATATCTCTGTGCATGAGCAGAGCATCACGTTCCTAACCGGCAACCTGAGTTCGGACGGGGTAGGCGACAGCCTGAAGGCCCATAGTCGCAATCGCATTATCTCGCTACGTGTAAGAAAGCCCGATGCAGATGAGTGGTTGGGTTGGGCGCTCAACAACGACATAGCCCCTGAGATATGTGCATGGGTCAAGCAATTCCCTCACGCCATGGCAAGCTACACCGATGGCAACCAAGACAGCAACGAGTTCATCTACAACCCCAAGAAGATGCAGATAGCGTTCGTATCGCCTCGGTCGTTGGAGCGGGTGAGTAACATCGTGAAGGTGCGCTCGCAGTTGGATGCGGACAGCCTGATAGCGGCAATGAGTGGTGCCGTGGGTGAGGCAGCGAGCCGTGCGATGCAAGCCTACATCGAGTTCTCCGATCAGTTGCCGACATGGGAGTCGGTGATAGCCAGCCCTAGTACTGCGTCTGTGCCTGATAGCGCAGGGGCATGTGCCATCGTGGTGTTCGGTGCCATCAGCAAGGTGGATAAGTCCACAATCAATGCGTTCATGGACTACATCGAGCGGTTCAATGCGGAGTGGCAAGCATGCTTCGCTATCAACATAGCCAAGACCCCGAGCAAGCAAGCAGTTGCGTTCAGCAGTAAGAAGTTCGCTGACTGGGTGCAACGCAACGAAGACCTATTGTAGAAGCACGAAGCAACTTTAACCAAGGAGAGATAACAATGTTATCTGTAGCCAAGCAGGTAGTAGTAGAGAAGGACAAGGAAGAACGTCGGCTGAGCAAGGTGAAGATAAGCATCATGCGCAATCCGAAGTTTGCGTTGTGGTCGGGGATGATGACCATCGGTAAGACCTACGTGAAGGATGGGTTCCCTACCGCGATGACCAACGGGCGTGATGAGACATACGGGCGGGAGTTTATCAAGTCCTTGGATGACAAGGAGTTGGCGTTCGTGGTGCTGCACGAGACATTACACAAAGCCTACCGGCACATGCACACGTGGCGTAAGTTGTGGGAGGAAAACCCGCAGCTAGCTAACATGGCTTGCGACTACGTCATTAATTTTGAGTTGGTCGAGATGGACAAGCGTAACGATGTTATCGCCATGCCGGTGAAGGGCGGCAAGGCTATCGGACTGGTGGATGCGCGGTTCGCTGGCATGAACAGCAAGCAGGTATTCGACATACTGAAGAAGGAGAAAGAGGAAGGTGGCAACGGGCAAGGTGAGGGTGAGGGTGAGGGCGGCGTAGACAAGCATGACTGGGATGGTGCGAAGGAGTTGACCGGCAAGGAGAAGAAGGAGCTAGAGCGAGATATCGACTCCGGTATCAGGCAAGGTCTACTCGCACAGCAGAAGGTGGGTAAAGGTGCGGGTGGCATGAGCCGTGAGTTGGGGGAGTTGCTAGCACCACAAGTCAACTGGCGTGAAGCTCTGCGTGAGTTCGTTAAGTCTACTGTGCGAGGGGGTGATACGTCCTCATGGCGCAGGGTCAACCGGCGGTTCCTGCATACGGGCATCTATATGCCTACGCTGATAAGCGAGAGGGTAGGGCATCTGGTGGTTGGCATAGACACGTCGGGTTCTATCGGGGGGCAGCAGTTGAACGACTTCCTGTCAGAGTTGCAAGGCATAGCCAAGGACGTGAAGCCCGAGAAGGTGGACTTGTTGTATTGGGATGGCGTAGTAGCAGGACATGAGGAATACAGCACGAGCGACCTCGATAACATTGTTATGTCAACCCAACCCAAGGGCGGTGGCGGCACAGACCCAACGTGCATGATCGGCTACATGAAGGAGAAGAACATACAGCCCGATGCAATCATTGTGCTGACCGATGGATATATTGGCTCGTGGGGGGTGGAGTGGAATGCGCCGATTCTTTGGGTGGTTATTGATAACGATGTTATCGCGCCGGTTGGTAAGACCATCCACATTAAGGGGGCTTAACATGAGCAGGCTATGCGTGACCATAGGCTACAAGAGGTATGTGATGAAAATAGAGGATGCTGTTCAGTTCACGGAGTTGTTGAGTAACGCCGAGTTGTATGAGGAAGTACACCATAAGGAAGCAGAGGGTGGCCCCACTCACCACGTATACGACCTTGGTATGGCAGAGGGATTCTCGATGCACATAATTTCAGAGTCTCTGTATCAGATGGCTAAACTTGCAGGTAAACCAAATCTTAGGAGATAGATATGTCTATTACGTCTAGTGCGGTATTGGTAGAGTTAAACATAAGTGTGTGGACAGCCAACAAGTTTGATAAGGGCGCAACCGAGAGAGTGCTTATCAATAACTCAGCAAGCACGGGCAGTGCGAGGGTGCAGAAGAACCTGATGGCAGGTAACAACAAGCGCAAGGCTATCGCGGACTACGCAGCGGGGTCACGGCTGTATCACAACCAGAAGACCTTGTCATGGTCGGACAAGGGAGTGCGGCTGTTGCCCACTTCGCTATTCATGGACTACAAGCATACTATGAACGTGCATCGCGCCAACATGGAGGCCATGTGTCAGGACTTGTACGCCAGCTACGTAGACCTGATAGACCTAGCAAAGCACCATATGGGCAATCTGTTCGACGCCGAGGACTACCCCTCGTTGGATGAGTTGAAGGCCAAGTTCGGGTTCCGCTTGGTGTTCAGTCCGTTGCCCGAGTCGGGTGACTTCAGGCTAGACATACCGCAGCAGGACATGCAGGAGTTAGCAAAGCAGTACGAGGACAGCTACAACGGACGGCTAGCGGACGCTATGCGTGAGCCGTGGGATAAGTTGCATGCCATGCTTACCGCCATGTCGGAGAAGTTGACCGATGTGCAGGGGGACGAGGAGACTAAGCGGCGCTACCACGACACCTTCGTTAGCAACGCGCAGAACATGTGCAGCATGCTGACCCACTTGAACCTAACAAAAGACCCACAGTTGGAGGAAGCACGGCGTGCCCTTGAGATAACAATGTTAGGCGTAGACATCGACGGTATTAAAGAGAGTGCTGAGATGCGCAGCACGGTGAAGAACAAGGTAGATGAAATCCTTAAACGCTTTGATTGGTAGGAGTAGACATGACATACAATAACATACACTTTGATAAGAAGCTCATAGGGGAGAATACGAGTGCGATTATAGCCCCGTTCCTTGAGCCGCTGATTCACCAACTAGCACTAGCCCACCCACAATGGATATTTACTGGTAGGAATTACAAACGCGCACACCCTAACCCTACGAACCTTTACTGCGCTCAATCCTTTCAGATATCGGAGAAGCGTGAGCCTCTAGGTAGTATCGAACTAGGGGTGCATGGGGGTAGAAGCTCTTTCTTCATATGCAATGAGCGGATAAAGACTTCGCGGAAACGGGGGGATACTAATAAGACTTCGGATATTAAGAAAGCCATAAAGATCATATCCAAGTTCGTTGGTCTACCAAGCACAGACGAGATGCTAGGGAGGGCGATACAAGAGACTAAAATTGCAGTCAACAACGTACACTCACGTAAAGAGCAGGGTTACGCAGTGCTTTATTCTAGGCTACGAAACAACGCTACTGAGTTCCTACTACAGCAATGGGAGGAGTTCTCTAAGACTATACCTGCGGAGTCTATAGTGTTCCCTGACAAGTATAAGGAATACTGTGTAGCTGAAAAGGTGAAGGCAGCGTATGAGGGTAACAAAGCATACCTCATATGGATAAACGGAATAGACTATGCTATTAGACACGGCATAGATGGTGTCACTTTCTCCTCCAGTGAGAACCTTCCCGACTTCATGCGTAGAAGGATAGGCATGCTAAAGCTGGTGGAGGACAGTCAGATCATCGACGGTGTTGGACTTAGAGTAAATGCCCGCACCTTCTTGATATTACCCGAAGCATAACAATGTTATACCAAGGAGCAACCATGAACGAAACAGAGGTAGCCGCAACAAAGAAGCGTGGTAGAGGTAAGGGTAAGAGACTAGCCCTCGCATTTACCAGTATCAGGTTAGAGCCGTTCGTAATGAAGTTCTTCAAAGAAAATTATCCCAAACACGGGCAAGCCAAGATGCGGGAAGTTCTGAGAAGTTTTGTAGATCAACAATCTAAGGAGCAAGACCATGAAGAAGCTAAACAAAGCACAGAAGATTGAGAAGATGTTGTCGGCGGGCGCGACTGTTGCCGAGGTAGTAGAGAAGTTGAAGGTAGTTAAGAGTTACGTCTACTTAGTTAAGCAGAAGATGAAACCTACCCACGTAAAGATAGCTAATAAGCTAGGTATTCCAATGGGGGCTTACGCGAGGGAATTGGTTACGGCAGGGAGTGCGAAGATCGCCCCCGCTACCGCTGCATGGCTAGAGAGGAACCCATGGTTCGGTACGGACGAAAACATAGATAAGACCGGCGCTGCTTTGGTGGCGCATGAGAAGGTGCTACGTAGCGGGGTTGCCATTGACAGCGATAAGTATTACGCTAGGATTGACGCGCAGATGCGGAAGTATGACAAGGAATTGGACAAGGAATTGGACAAGGAATTGGATATTACGGCTGTAGGCACAGAGTTAGGTGGCCTTGTGCTGACCTCACCGGAGAAGGGTAAGTATAGGTGGGTGCGTAAAGACCCTGTAGATACTCCCGATATGGTAAACCACCCGCCGCATTACAAGGTAGGTGGCATAGAGGTAATAGACTTTATCGAAGCCAAACAGTTGGGGTATAACCTAGGCAACGTGGTGAAGTATGTGAGCCGCTCCGGTAGGAAGGGCACCGATGCGATTCAGGATTTGCAGAAGGCGCGATGGTATTTGGAACGGGCTATTCAACGCGCAGAATAATACAGAGAGCAGTCTATCAACGCGTATGGTTTTAGCCTTGTAGATGTGACCCCATACGATCTTACCGGTAGCTCTCAACGCACTTCGTAGCCGGTAGGCCTCCACAACCGGACGGGCGGCAGGTAATCTACTTTACCGCCCAACCTCCCCCCTCTTTTTTATTAGCTACCCCTTGACACAGTCAAGGAACCCTGTATTCTACAGGCATGGCTAAAACCCCCGAAGCAAAAGTTAAACACAAAGTCGTTGAGTTCCTCAAGACTCGCGGCGTTTATTATTTCTTTCCCGCCACCTACGGCTTTGGCCGTTCTGGTGTGCCTGACATTGTGTGCTGCGTTCGCGGTAAGTTTCTCGGCATAGAGTGCAAGGCC